GTAAAATCATTTTGTCAGTAATTGTAAATACATATGGTCTTTTATTACCATCTTCATTTGTTATACAATAACCCATACGATTCTTCAATACTTTTAAAAATAATTCATCATTATGAAAAACATCATATATAGATAATGTTTTACTACCTTTAACAGAAAAATATTTGTTCCAAGTAAAATGCCGACATACATCATTACATAATGAAGAACTATTTTTTATAAAATTTTTTTCATCTATAATATTATTGGGATCTTTATTAACTAGGTTCTTAAATTTCTTTTTTAATTCCGTATCACTTAATGAACTTTTAATAAAACCATTTTTACGATAATAATTAAAAACCCATAATATTAAATCTTCTCTTTCTTTTCCAGTTAAATTCCAAATATTTTGGGCAGTCAGTTTCATACCATTTGGACCAATTATTGCTTCTTTTTCGTTTGTATTTATCAACCATGGATTATTATGTGTTGTTTTATCATATGGTTTATTATTTATCATACTTTCTTCCTCTTAAAAAAATAAACATTAATTTCTTTATTTATAGGAAATTTTTTCTTATATTTTAAAACATTACCAGAGCTCGCACCCCAATTTATATAGAACTTACTATGAAAATTATGAATATTTTCAAATGTTTTATAATCTACATATAAACATATATTTCTTCCTACAGTTATATCTACTTTTCTAATAATATAACAAAAACATCCATTATTTATTTTTGAGACTATACTATATCCTACTAAATTATTACCGAAATAAAAAAATAGAGAAAATAAATTTTCTTTTTCACTTTCCCAATATTTATTAAAAAAATTTCGATCATATCCACTATGCCTATTAAATCTATATTTTTTTCCAGATGATTTATCCCATCTGTTAATCAAGTCAATAGTTTCTTCTATAGAATGTGGATTTTTCTTGACGATAATTTTTTTATTCCATTTATTTCTTGTTTCTCTAATTTCCCGAAATAATTTTCCTTCTAAGTTAAAAAAATTATCATCAAAATAAGAAATAAGCATGGTCGATTTATATGAACCCTTCTCTCTATTATTCATATATGAATAATTTATTTCTTCAAAATCTCCATTAATTTTATCAAAAACAACGATTTTTGTTCTTTTTTTGTTTTTATAAAATCCCTTCCAATTGTCAAATGGAATATAATTACGAGATAACATTCCCATAATTGTATGTTTGTTGATATAATTAAAATCTTTCATATATACTTCCCTATAAATTTGCAAACATCTCGATTTTTGTATGATACTATAATATAACAAAAATTGTTTTTCTTATAATATTCTATCTTTTTATTGTATCCGCTATTATATGGAATATTTCTATTATTTCGCATCCCATCTGCCTCTATCCATATCTCTTTCCCACTATTCAATAAAATTACAAAATCACATGTCCATAACTTATCTTCACAAATCTTTTTCTCATATTCATAATTTTTAATTCGTTTCAGATTTTTTAAATTATGTAAATAATTTCCAATTTTTAACTCTAATAAAGATAAGTATTCATTATTATCATTACCTATATAATATTTCCGACTAACAAAAGGATCTTTTGTTTCATACATAGGATTTATGTTTTTCATTATTTCTTCCCAAGATCCACCAATATGATTTTTAATTGTGGCACATGATAGTAAAAACTCTCCATTCTTTTTGGCTTCTCTAATATTCCAATAAGATAAACAATTAATATCACAATTATTTTTGATATACCATCTATTTAACTCCTTCAAAACCATCTTTTTATTTACCTTACTAAAATTTACAACAGGTATATCAGCTTCTGTTAATGCTTTAGTCCAAGAACCGAACATTTCTTTAATCTTTGGAAAACTATATGCTATTTTACTATATGTTTTATATTCTTTATGTCGAGGAGTTCTTCCAATGATTTTATATACTTCCTTAATATCTTCAATAACAGTTTCTTTTTTGAGACCTCTAATTTGATGTGGTTTAATATTAGCAACTAATAATGCATTTGTGATATTACCAAAAGCTCTAACATAAGCAGATGATCCATATTTTGATCCTTTAGATGTTTGTATATCTTTTTTACGTGGCGCATGACCTAAACTTTTTTGAAGTTGCTTTAAATTTTCAATTAATTCTTTATTTGTAATTTTTCTAACCATATAATCCCCACCTATGTTCATATCCAATTACTGGACAATCACCAATCCAATATAAAAAATCTCTATATGAACACCTACTAAAACGAATAATATAAAATCCACCACTTCTTTTATTTATATTTGATTTAAAACCTTCTTTACTCAATAAGTTGGATAGCATTAAAACTTCTTCTTTATTAAAACCACAAGTGGAGATTTTAATAGTTCCTTGTTCAAAGTATCCATCACCTAAAAACCAATGTAAACAAACCTCTTTTGTGAGTTTAATATCATAAGGTACTATTTTTGTATTGGATTTATACCACTTATGATATAAACTTGTCCAATATTGATTCGTGACAGTTCGGGTTCTAAATTGTGGTTTACCATTATTTCTTGGTGGTAAATATTCTTTTTTTAACAAAGGAACATTATCTCTTATTAACTTATTATATAAATATTGTCCATAGTAAATATTGGCAGTAGAGTGAGAAAAACAAGCATTAGATTTATGAGATCCTGTTAAAACCAAACAACCATCACCCAACAATTCACCTATTATTACTTCTAAAGCCCGATCAGTAATATTGATTTTTGGATCAGATGGGCGACCTGTAATAATTCCAGTTCCTAAGCCTGCATTTTTAAGCGCATTTTTCCAAGATCCGAAATACCTTTTAAATGTCGTGGAGGAAGGATACGATTTATCATTATCAATAGAATTTTTTGATATATTTATTACATTATTTTTTATAGAAAAGTTAACTAAATAGCTTATCAATTGCTGTTTTGTAAACATTTTTCCTGACATCTTACCTTTATTATAGACTAAATAAGATAAATGTCGACAAAATATCTAGTTCAATTTTAGTTAAGGTTGGACAAAAAAAATGTGAGGAACCAAACAGTTCCTCACATTTTAAATTTTAATTATCCCAACTATTTAATTAGCCAACTGCTACAGACTTACGACCAACAGCACAGCCGCGTGGGTTAACAATTCCAATACCAATCATTTCACTAATGACCCAACCAAGCTTTAACTGCTTAGGCTCATCAGCTGGCATTACTTCAATATCTTGCCTTATAGGCATTACACCTACGAATTCTGGATCAGCGGTACCGAACACTGTACCCGCTGGAACGATCTTGGATACGATGACATCCGCACCCCAGATATGGGCATAAAGACCAGTCTGAAGGATTTCTCTCATCGTAACAGGATCTACTTCACCACCATTAGTTCCCTGTCCACCACCGGAACCCCAATTGAGGATATCCGTAAATTCGTTAATATTCATAAGGAACTTAGTAGTTACAAGATCCCAACGATCAACTTGTTTCTTGATCTCAAGGAGATCTCTCTTAAGAAGACCAGCATCTGCTACATCTTGTGCTGTATTTTCACCACCAAGAGTTGCGTCAGCTGCGAAATCTAAAGCTGCAAAAATGTTCGCATCTTCTTGTGCTTGGCTGCACATTTACTAGGATCACTCCTAGGTTCGGACTATACCTTCAAGAGTATATCTTTATTCTCTTGTACCGTTTGTAGTCTCTGAGGAGACGAGTTTATATTGCATTGATGGGATAACTAAATCTCTTAACATTTCTGAGATTAAATTTGTACTTTTAACAGAAAAATCTAAATAATATGTTGGTAAAAAAGTTGCTTTATTAACTCTTATATGTGCTGTAAAATCAAACCTATTATTTAGAAATGCTCTCAAATCATTATTTTCTTTACGGCTAAAGTTATGAGTACACATTTGAATTCTTCTTCCTCTTTTAGATCGTGTCCCATCATCCATAAGCCAAATAGCAAAAGAATATAGTGTAAAATATTTCTCTAAAAGATTTATATTTAATATCTTACTCTTATCTTTATAAAAACCATTATAAAACTCATTAAAAACTGGATGACAAATCGTAGAAAATGGATAAGAATGATATGCTTTTTTGTACTTTTTATTAAACTGTCTTCTCTGTTTTAATGATTTATTAGGATCATACAACCAATCCTTAATTTCATTCCTTAACCAAAAAGCATATTCTCTATGTTTTACGCTTTGTTCTATCATGAGTTGTGGATATGAGCGTTTTCCAGATTCTCTTCTTAATCTCATATGTCCATCACCCAGTAGAACTCCAACAATAAAAGATTTTTCTTTTTCATCCAATTCTTGCTTATAATGCCTTTCATAACACTCTATTGCTTTTATATTATAACGATTTCTTAACCTATGGATTCTACCGCCACTTATTCCATAAAGTTTTCCAATTTCGGGATCTGAGAGTTTCTTTTCTAAATAAAGCTCTTCTAGTTTAACTTTTGGAATAATTCTTTCAGCATCTAAAATATTTCTGTTATATCCCATTTCATCTCCTGCTGATTGTCTCATACCTTTTGAACTTTTACTCCAAACTTATCTGGGTGTCAAAAAGTTTCTAAGAGTTCCAGCATAACACGGTATTTTTATCGGAAACCCAAGTATTCAAATTATACGAAAATCTCCTGTCTTGCTTTTTGTTGGGCACGATCAATTACATTGAATCTACGACGCCTAACTTCGGAAATTCTTACAGTCGGATTTGCTACAATCTCAAGCTCTGGAATATGTACACGATCACCGAATACGCGACTTTCTGGAGCAGAACCGTTTGAAGAAACAACAACAGCTGCTACATCGATATCACGGTCATATGTAGGATGTGCACCTTGTGGTACATTTTGTTACTCTCCAAAGGAGGGCCAAATCATTTCTGTTTGGCTCTTCATATTTCTATGAAGATCAGACTCTATCATCACTTTATTAAAAGTGCTTGGCGTATTAGTCGTTGAGGATTGGTAGAATCTTGTATTCCATATCTTCAATAATATAATCTCTAATAAGATTAGATAATAAAATAGAGTTTCTTTTATTAAATGAAAAATAATTGTAAATTTTGTTATTTCTTCTATATTCACATATCTTCACATTTATGTCAAATTTAATTTTGATCATAGTTTTAAGCATCTCATGTTCTTTTTTCGTAAAACTTTCAGAGGATATTTTCATTCCATTTTTTTGTCGCCAACCGTCATCCATAAACCAAACAGCCATTGAAAATGGGGTAAGAAAATTTATAACATCCCACATAATTACCTTTTTATTATTCTTATAAAACAATTTACGGAAAAAAGAAAGTTCATTAAGTCTAATTGTATGCCAAGAAAATGTCGAATATTTTTTACTTTTAATAATCTCTTTATGCTCTCTAATATAATTAACATAATTAGACATTATATCTTTTTTCCATAAAAGATAATTAATTTGCTTTACAGAATGTTTAATTTCCAATACATTATTTCTTAAATATCCATCACCTAAAAGTGTGCCAACAATAAATTCCCTTTGAATTCTTGTTAGTGGCACCTTTCGCAAATGAACATATTTTCTTTGAGGACTTCTTCTTTCTATACCAAAATAATCTAACCATTTATTAATGGTTTTTCTTCCAACTTTATAAATAGCACATAATTGAATAACATCTAATCTATTTTTTTCATATAAATTGGATAATTCCTCAAAACTAGGTCTTTGTTTAAAATATGTTATATCTAAACCTAATTCTTTAAACCACTTGGAGATCATATTTCGATTTGTTCCATAAATCTCTGCTATTTCTTTAAGAGATTTTCCATCTTTATGATATAATATTTTCAAATCATCTCTTGGCGGAATATCAAATTTAGGTTTTACAGCTGATTTTCTTGGAATACCATACTTTACAAGTAATCTATGTATTGTACTATGAGATACACTATAATATTCACCTATTGCTTTTAAACTCCATTTTTTATTGAGATAAAGGTTTTCTAATTCTTTTTTATTCAAGATTTACCTTTCCTGCTGATTGCCCGCATTTTAACAATTTTTACTTTTAAAACTTTCCAGATTAACGCAGTGTTCAATCTATTTTTTCTAAAAGTATGTTAAACCTTCGGGGTTTCCAGCATATAGCCAAGTTTTCTGTTTTTTAGACAGCCGCTACTATTAACGGATCGATAACAAGGACTCTACGGGCAACACCTTGATAATCTAAATTCCTACGAATTGGATTAGCCATTGCCTGTCCAAGAGCAATTTTTCCTTCGCTTGTTAGAAGAGCACGTTTAATGAGCTCATCACGTTGTTCACTAGTTACGGACGGTCTTTGGGCTAACCCTGTATTTGAAGGTTGTAGTTCATTAAGAACACTTGCATACTTTACGATCTGATGCAAAGCATCTTGAACCGAACCTGCATTAAGTTGTCCCTGTTGTCCATACGTACTAAAAAGAGACATAATTTTTTGTCCTCCTATTTTTTTATTTTTTTTATACCCCCCTTACTATACTATATTTTACTCTACATTATAAGACACTATTACATTTACAGCCGCTTCGGTAGCACCTACTAACGAAGGTGGAGTAGTTACCAAGAACGGGCTAGTTTCAAATTCTACGAAACGACCTACAGTTACATCAACTGCTGTTGCGGCAGAATCAAGAGTTAGAACGCCAGTAGCCTGTGGTTGAATTTTTGCACCAGGATCACAACTAGCATTGGTGAGTACAAGACCATCGGCGGAAGTATCAACTGCATCAACAGATATTCCATAAAGACCTGGCTTATCCCAACAAGTTACCTTACCACTTCCAGCCGCAGTATGTGGACCAAGATTAGTTCCTGTAGTAGAAAGGCCAACTGGGGTACCAATTACTTGACCAAAAAGGGTACCATATCCACTAGTACCATCATCTAACAGCCACAATGGACGTGCTGTAGTGGCATTTACGCGCGGAGCAACAGCTGCACGTTGTACATCAGTTACATTTGTGTAACCGTCAAGGACATCAAAAGCTGCTTTTTCGGAACTAGAATTAACTCTAGCTGCCGCAAAAAGAGTTCCTACCTCACCACCCTTGATAAGGGAAAGATAAGAATCTAAGACATCATATTGTCCTAAAGGTTGAATTCCAGGTTGTAAAATTTTAAGAGACATTCTCTATATCCTCCAATTTATTTTTAAATCTTTGATCTTTTAAATAAATATTGCTTCCAATTTTATATGTAATTATTAATAGATCCTAATAAATATTAACTATTTATGGACCAATTACCCTTTTATCTTTTTAACCTATTAGAAATATTAACTTTTACTAGAGATATATTTTTCAGAGAGACGCAGGATCTTTAATAATTTGCGAGGATTAATAAGTATTTTGTTGCCACTTATAATTTCATTTTGAAAAGATCCGCTTAAACCTTCTTCCTTATTAAAGCCAGATAGTATATTATCTAATCTATTTTCAAGTTCTTTTGCTGCTTGTATTGTTGTTTGATCTAGTTTACCAGTTACATTACCGCTCCAAACTTTACCTTTAGGAAATCCCCTATTAAATAAAATATTCTGTAATGCTTCAACCTTATTAGATCCAGAAAATTCTTTAGTTTTTAAAACCCCACCTTCCTTTAGAGCTACTTTTGCATTTACATTTGCCTTAGCACCAACAGATCTAATTTTGGTAATAGTTTCTATTGCTTGTTCTAAACTACTCTTAAAATCACTAAATTTTTCTTTTACCCTACTACTAAGAGTAAGTCCAAAACCTAATACTGATGGTTCTTCCAATTCTACAAATGTTAAAATATGTTTTTCTAATTGTGGCAAAAACATATTCATTTTATTGACATGTTTTTCAAAATTAATAAATCCCCTTTTTGTAGATATGTCTGTACTTAAAAGTTCATTGACATGTGGTTTTAATAAATTAGCAGCCGCTAAAGCTGACTTATTGTCAGATTTTTTGAGAATTTCTAATAGGTCAGAAGAATCCTTTTTAATTCCTTCTCGAATACTCGACACTTTATGACCCAAAGATGCAAGTAAACTTAAACCAACGCCAGCCAATGCTGATGCTTTACCAAATCTTCCAACAGGTTTTTTAGATATTGTTTTCCATCCACCTGTTCCTCCTTTTCCACCTTTTGGATCCCATACTTTTTTCTTCTTAAAAATCTTTTCACCTTTTTTATCTTTTTCAGACCTGAACCAATCTACTACATACGGGGCAACAGCAGATACCACAGAAATAATACCCCAAATTGCCATCCCCCATGCAGCTTCTTTATACAAGTGGCTATATTCGAAAGGGAGACTATTTAACCTCTCAATAGTCTCATCAACGCGAATTGCTTCTTTATGTTTTCCATTAGCGTCTAGTTGTGTTGCAACCTTAATAAGAGTGTTAATTAAATCAGCATGAATACCAATAAGTGCTCCATTTGGCATTTTTGTAGCAATCTCGAGATTTTTTTCTTGTTGCTCATTTTGATTTTCTATAACACCACCTTCACCCATTGCGTCAGCCACTTGTATTTTTTCAGGATGTGCAGCCTGCACTAAATCCTTTTTTTCTGTTACATCATATTCTTCTGTTGGTTCATATCTTCTATGGTCTTTTACAGGAGTTTCCTTGCTAGGATTGCCCACAAAATCTTTATCTTCAGGTTTAAAATTTGTTACAATCAAACCAGAATCAGCAGCAATCTTAACAAAATCCTCCATTACCTTACTGCCATTCCATTCTTTATCCATTATAAACTCCTCGTAGAGCTTCAATTAGCTCTTTTTTGTCTTGTGGTCCGGTTCTCTTTCCTTTAAGTCTTATTTGAGGTAAAAGTTTTTTTGCTATATAACTTAATGTAGGTGCAGCGAAAGTTCTTTTCATATTGATTTGATCAACATTACCCCAATTTAAAGAGTCTATGGTTTTGAGAACATCTCTCATTTCCCCAGATCCTCTTAATGGATATCCACTTAGTTCTTCAAACATTTCCGAAAATGTCTTATATCCAGCTTTATCCTTAAGACGCACCTTGTATGCTGAGTCTAGAAAATGAATTAATGTCTCTTCCACATCTCCTCTAGTATTTAGGTACAATTCTGTTTTACCAAAAACTCTTTCTGGTGGTGCTAAAGTAGTACTAATGCCACTATCATCATCTGGTCCTAATTCTCTTCCCCTACCAAATCCAACACCAAAACCAGGGCTTACTTCTTTTACTTTTTTCTTTAAATATCCAATAGTTCCGCCAATAAGACCCAAACCTATTAATCCCTTTGCAAATGTTTTAAGAAGGTACCATAAAAAGTTAATAAGACCAAGCCTTCCACCAACTCTAGCTTTAACCAAAAACCTTCTCAAAAATCCAATTCTACCTGGACTTCTTCTAGCTTCTTTTATTATTCCATCGTATTTAATGCAAGCAGCAATTGCTACCATGTCATTAAGTTCAATTGATTCTTTTGCCATACAAAAATTTTGAAGCATAGATGTTTTAGCACTTAACCCAAGTTTTGCTAGCAATCCATCTACTACAGATGTAGCAGCACTTTTTAAACTAGTATCTGTTAATGGTGGTGCTGTTGTCCCACCAAATCCTAAATATCTATCAATTAACCTACCAAGCAATCCTGGACCATAACCGAGTGCTTCAGCAATAAACATTAAGATACTTAAAATCTTAGATGTTGGCCAAACAATCATCGGCAACATTGATCCAAAGATAGTTTCAAATGGACGCTCTGTAAGGCGAGATTTATCCTTGATTGTTCCAAGAACCTCTTCGATAAATGATGCCTGCTTCACAAGAGTATATCCCATACTACCATCCCTCTGGTTTCATCAATTCTGGTAAATCACTAGGCTTATGCGTTGTAGTTGGTTTTGGCATAATATCAAGATCTACATTTAGACGTTCAGAAAGTATATTTA